ATGATTGTCCCATTCACAGAGGGTGACTCTGTCGTTGAGTCTTGGGAGGATAGAGCTAAGGCATCACAGGCAGCTTTAAAAGAAGGATCTATTGACGTATGACTAGAGATTTTATAGAAGACTTAGCTGAATCATGCACAAACGAAGGACGTGGCGTTCTGATTGTGCATGAGGATAATGGGCTAATGGGCATCACCTTTAGAAACTTTCAACAACTAACACCCAAAGGCGATGGGAATGTTGATGAACTATTGCAACATATTAGAGACTTGTTAGAGGAATACTATGGTTGATTCTGACAACATGAGCGTTGTATGGCAGCCGTTGCCAGATTTTGAGGGTAAGCCTAGCTCGCAAGCCTTGGCTATATCGTGCCCTTGTAATGTGATTCTCTACGAAGGGTCGCGAGGCCCCGGTAAAACTGATTGTCAATTGATGGCATTTCGCGCCTTTGTGGGTAAAGGATATGGTAAGTTTTGGCGCGGTGTTATATTTGATCGAGAATACAAAAACCTTGACGACCTTATTTCCAAATCTGAAAGATGGTTTGCTCAGTTTGATGATGGTGCGCGCTTCCTGCGAGCTAAGGGTGATTATAAGTGGGTATGGCCTACAGGTGAAGAATTGCTTTTCAGAACATACAGCAAGCCGGGTGACTATTGGAATTATCACGGGCAGGAATTTCCTTTCATCGGATGGAATGAGGTAACAAAGTTTGCCACAAGTAAGCCGATCGACATGCTTACAAGTTGTAATCGATCCGGCTTTTTACCTGAAACGCACACACCTAAAAAACCAGATGGCTCCTACGATACCGACGACGGCTTGCCGCTCGCTGATATCCCATTGCGTCAGTTCCTAACAACCAACCCATACGGCCCCGGTCATATGTGGGTTAAGCACAGGTATATTGACCCCGTTGCACCCGGTGAAGTTAAGACCACGACGACCAATGTATTCAACCCGCGCATAGGTGAAAGGGTAGATATTACGACAACACAAGTGCGGCTATTTGGGTCATACAAAGAGAATATTTACCTTGACCCTGTTTATGTGGCCAGCCTTGAGAATATAAGCGACCCTAACCGAAGAAAGGCTTGGCTGCATGGTGACTGGGATATTGTCGCCGGCGGTGCACTGGATGACGTATGGCAAGAACAAACTCACGTATTGCCAGAGTTCAAAATTCCCAAAGATTGGAAAGTTGATCGCGCTATGGACTGGGGAAGCTCTGCACCCTTTTCCGTAGGATGGTATGCTGAGGCTGACGGAAACCCTGTTACTCTTCCAGATGGGAGGGAGTTTTGCCCCGTCAAAGGGTCAATAATCCGATTCAAGGAATGGTATGGCTCTGAAAGCATAGGCGATAATGAGGGGTTGCGACTAGGCTCTGATGAAGTGGCACAGGGTGTCATGAGTCGAGAAATGGGGATGCTCAGGCGTAAAGACTGCCTAAAGATTCCAGCGGCAGGGCCTGCGGATTCCGCTATTTTCAGCACAGACGACAAGAGCCAAAAGACAATCGCACAAGTGATGGCCGATGAGGGTATCGAATGGACTAAGGTGGCCAAAGGGAAGGGCTCTCGGAAAGCTGGTCTCGAAGTGATGCGCGTGATGCTACGAAACGCAAAAACGGGCGACGGGCCGGGATTATATTTTACAAGGGCTTGCCAAAGTGCTATTGGACTGCTACCAATGTTACCCCGAGATGAAGAAGACCCTGACGACGTTGACACATTGGCAGAAGACCACGTATATGATGAAGTGCGTTACAAATGCCAAGATGTAACTCAGAAATGGCCTACCGACCTTAAAGTAGAATTTCCCCGATAAAATTATGCCTAACGCTTTAGATAAAAATAATCCCCAAATTGACGCCAAGCATCCTGATTATGGCGATTATTACGAAGACTGGGAGCTCATCGCCGATTGTATTGCAGGACAGCGAAAGATTAAGGATGGCCGCACACAATACTTACCTCATCCGGGAACGGGTGGGAATAATTATGACGACGGCGAGCGTTACAACTCATATTTAAAACGGGCTAACTTCCTCAACTTTACCGACGAAACCAAAAAGAACCTAGTGGGCCAATGTTTCGCAGTTGATCCTGTTTACTCAGGGCCTGAAGAGCTTGAGCCTTTTTTACAGTCCATTGATGGTGCGGGTGTTTCGGCATTGCAGCAAAGTAAATGCGCGTTGGCGATGGTGCTTAGTTTCTCCCGATGCGGACTGTTCACAGATTACCCAAAAACTGGCGGAGTTGCATCTATGGAGGATGTAGAAAAAGGCGACATTGCCCCCAAAGTCATTCTTTACGAACCTAGCCAAATAATTAACTGGGATACGACTCAGCGCGGAGCTAGGACTATTCTATCCCTAGTCATGATAGAGGAAAGCTATGTTTCTGATGATGACGGTTACAAGAAGGAACTAGACACGCAATGGCGTGAGCTAAGGCTTGTCGATGACGTCTACACTGTCAAAATATGGCGTCGGAATGATACCGTTTTCGAGATCTATTCAGAATCTATCCCGATGGACGACTCGGGCGCAACGTTTGACGAGATCCCCTTTGAATTTATCGGAGCAGAGGCCAACAACTGCAAAGTCGAGAAACCTCTTTTGCTTGATATTGCCTTATTGAACATTGCCCATTTTGTGGACAGTGCAGATTATCAAGAGTCTGTTCATTTAACAGGGCAAGCCACACCGTGGGTGAACAATCTAACTCAAAACTGGGTCGATAATGTCATGGGTGGTAAAATTAAACTGGGAAGTCGTGGAGTTCTCCCTCTTCCGGAAGGCTCACAAGCTGGCTTCCTCCAAGTTGGGGCTAACAGCCTTGCCAAAGAGGCGTTAGACCAGAAAGAAGACCAAGCCCGCAAGATGGGAGCCAAGTTAGTAGAAAAGCGCGAAGTGGCAACAACGGCTACAGGCGACAACATTGACGAGGCTAGCCGCACCAGTGTTCTTGCTGCCGTCTGTGCTAATGTATCTCAAGCCTATCAAAGGGCGTTACATTGGGCCGCTTTGTTCTCAGGTGTCGACAATGAGGCTGAAGATTATCCAGAGGGAGCCACTTACGAGCTCAATACAGAATTTGCAGTCAATCGCATTCGCCCTGAAGAACGCACCGCCAACCGTGATGATTACAATGCGGGGCTGCTCGACTTTGAAGAAGCACGTAACAACCTGAAATCGGGAGGTGTAGCCTATAAGGATGACCAAGATGTGCAAGACTTCCACGATGAAAAAGCTGAGCAAGATTTCGTTGCCGCCCAAAAGGCATTCGCTGCACAGAGTGGTGAAGATGATGAAGAGGAAGAAGTAGAGCCTGCCGTTGAAGAATAATGGCCGACTCGATTACAGATCTTGCCACACGTCAGCAAGTTTATTTAGAAAGGCTCAAGGCGGGCCTTGCTCGTGATTTTGCTGGGAATATTGTAAGCTTGCGTAGTGCCATTCGCTCAGTTCTAAACAGCTTAGAAGTTGAGAACTTAAACGAACTTAATACGCGAGAGCTGAACAGGTTACTTGTGGAGCTCCGCGAGGCTCATCTGGATACCACTTCAGCGCACATGTCTGATTTTCTTGAAGAGCTTGAGGAAATATCTAGTTTTTCAGCAGGGCTTGAGATAAGCCAAGCAGCCAGCCTTCCCACAGGATCACTTGCACCTATTGCGTTCACGGCACCAGCATCAGGCGCTACTTTTAGACGTGCATTACGTCAACCGATACAAGCCACCGGGGATGTGTTAGCCTCATTTATTCGCAACTGGCCAAAGGCTGACGCGCTAAGAGTCAATAACGCCGTGCGTGTAGCATGGGCGCAGGGACAAACTATCCAAGAGGCTGTTCGCTCTATTGTGGGCACTAGATCGAACAATTTCCAAGATGGGGTTCTTGAAGTATCTAGACGACACGCAACTACGGTAATAAACACAGCGACACAGCACGTGGCCAATACAGCACGCCAAGAGGTATGGGAGCGTAACAAAGATATCGTAGAAGGGTATCATTGGGTTGCAACCTTAGACCGTCGAACATCAAACCAGTGCAAATCGTTGGAAGAGCTTTACGGAGTAGGTAAGGATTTTTTCATAACAGGGAAGGGGCCCATGCCTCCGATACACCCTAACTGTAGATCGACAACAGCGCCCAAACTTGGCAGCGAATACGATTTTCTAAGAGAAGGTGCTACGCGTGCAAGCTCAGGGACTTCAAATAGGGAAGTTGACGGTAATCTGACTTACTACTCTTGGTTACAACAGCAGCCAGCGAGCTTTCAAAATGTTGCACTGGGAAGACAAAGAGCGCAGCTATTCAGAGACGGTGGGCTAACTTCAAAGCGTTTTGCAGAGCTCAACCTTGACCGCAACTTTAAACCTCTTACACTCGCACAAATGCGAGAGATTGAACCTGACGCATTTAGGGCAGCAGGTCTCTAACATATCCACAACAGGAACCAAAAACCATGAAAATAAACAAAGACGAATACGCAGCATTACCTGAATCACTAAAGGCATCCTTTAAGCAAATCGAAGGATCCGAGGAATATTCAAACGGCGAAGAGGATGCAGGTGCATTGAAAAACGCTCTCGAATCAGAAAAGGCAGCTAAGGTGAAGGCGGCACAAGAACGCGACGCATTGCGGGATGCATCTGAGGCTGAGAAGCAGAAGGCTGTTGACGCCGCATTGAAAGAAGCCCGTAAAGAGGGTGACTTCGCTGCGATTGAAAAGGATTACCAGAATCGACTCAAAGCAGCTGAGGATAGAGCAGCACAAGCTACCGCCTCCGCAAACTCTCAACTTGTGGAAAACGCACAAGGTAAAGTTATTGCTGATCTTGGTAAAGTTTTCACCGCGCCCGCAGCAATGACACCTTACCTGAAAAGCCGTTTATATTGACGACCTTAAAAAAGAAATTCTTGACAATTCCGAGTTTAAGCCGATCATCGCAGCAGGAAAAGGCTCAGGCAGCGGTGCTACTGGCCAAAAGGACGGCAGCGGTGCTACGTCTCAACAATCCGGATCATTCTCCGAGGCGTCTGTTGATGACCAAGTGGCTCGAATTGAAGCTAAGTTATCGGGGGATTAAAACCAAAATCTAAAACCCAAAAACTAAAATTATATTATGTCCGTAGCAAACCGTAGAATTTTCATTGACTATGTTAGAGGGTCAATGACTGAAGTTCTCCAAGAACAAACTGAACTCTTTAACGCCGCCACAGGTAATGGTATCGTATTGCGTGCTAAGAAAAATGGAAATGATTTTTCAGAGCAAACAATGTTCGCTGAAATGGCATCACTTGTAAAACGCCGTGATGTTAGAGGAACTGGCAACGTTGCTCCGATTAATCTTAACGAACTTTCCGAAGCTTCTGTCAAGGTTGCAGCAAGCACTCCACCTGTAAACATCCCACCATCAATGTTCACTTACATGAACGAAAATCCCCAAAAGGGTGGTGTGATTTACGGAACACAACTAGCAAAAGGCCGCATGGCTGATATGTTAGAGGTGGCTATCGCCGCTTTCGTAGCAGCTCACGCTGCAGAAGCAACCAACTATCTTGACCGCAAGGAAGTTGGAACAACCTTAAGCATTCTTAACGATGGTGCTGCCCTCATGGGTGACGCATCAAATAGACTCGCAGCTTGGTTGATGCACTCGACCGTTCTACATGATATTTATGGCACAGCTCTCGCCAACCAAGAACGCTTATTCGAGTTTGGCAACGTGCGCGTCATGAGCGATGGCATGGGCCGTCCTCTAGTAATGTCAGATAATGCAAGTCTGCTAAATGTGGACGGTGTAGAGGCTGGGATTAACTCATTCAATACATGCGGCCTTGTTTCAGGTGGTGTTATGGTTGATGACAATGGTGACTTCGATCAGAATATTGATACAACACCGCAGCCCTAGCGACTTCTGACAACTGGGATAAGGTCGCCACATCACACAAGAATCTTGGTGGTGTCGTTATCGAAACCCGCGCTAAATCAGCTGAGTAATCGGCACAAATTTAACGGGCCTCATGCCATGCGTGTGCAGGCCCGTTTTCCTAACTTTATTTAAACTATGAGAGCCATTATTTTTTTCGTGCCTTTTGGCAAAGCATCTGAGGAAAACATCAAAGACGCTAAACTAATTTCAGAGAGTTCTGGGAAGCGTGTTGTTTTCCGTAACGGATCGCTTGCGGCACAATACGGCGAAACCCCTGAGCCAGCTTTAGGTTACGCGGGGCTCGTTCCCGATTCAGAAGCCTATAAAGGCAAAACCATCTACGGAGTTGCAAACGGCAAAGTTGCAAAAGGCGAGGCTCCTGAGCCTGAAGACAAACCCGAGCTAAACAAGCTAGGTTTACCTATTGGATCGCCTGAAACTCGCGAAGATCTTAAAGAAGCTCTGGACGAAGCAGAAATTGAGTATCACGGAAATGCAAAAACTTCAATTCTGGCCGATCTCTACTCTTCCGAAATCCTTGTTTTGGAAGGCTCTGAGTAACTAACCCCCTACTGTTTCGAATATGGCACTCATTGTTGAAGACGGTTCCCTTCTAGAGGGTGCCAACGCGTTTGTAACAGTTTCTGAGGTGCGTGCGTATGCCAGCGCGCGCACCTTACCTTTACCTGACGAGGACTCTGCTATTGAGTCGTCAATAATCAAAGCTACGGACTATATCAAGAGCCTTCGTGGACGCTTCAAAGGCAATGAGATTATCGCGGAGCAATCACTACCTTTCCCACGTCTTTATATTGTGGTAAACGGTTTTGAAGTAAGTTCGCAAATAGTTCCTCAAGGCGTCAAAGATGCTTGTTGTCAGCTCGCAGTTGAATCAGCCGCTGGTGTAGATCTTATACCCACAACTAACGGCAGAACTACAACACGAGAGCAAGTAGGCCCTTTAGTTACCCAATACGACCCAAATAGCGCCCCCGACGGGTCGCAGATTTTTGCGGCAGCTATGTCTTTATTATCA